TTTTAAATATGCATCGGAAATTGATTCCATAACAGACGTTTTAGAACTACAAAAAATAGCAAAGTGTTATTATAAACTTTATTTAAAGCAACAAGAGGTTGTTGCTTCTTTATCCATAAAGGGACTTTAATAAATAGGTTTAAAGTCTTGAATAAATAAATGTCTCAACCATCTACTAGACAAGAATTAATTGATTACTGCAAAAGAAAACTTGGAGCTCCTGTTTTAGAAATTAACGTTGCAGATGAGCAAATTGAAGATTTAGTAGATGATGCTGTTCAGTTTTTCCAAGAGAGGCATTTTGATGGAGTTTATCCCACTTTTTACAAATACAAGGTAACTCAACAAGATATTGATAGAGGAAGAGCAGGAACTGCAAGTAATGCAAAAAGTACGGTAGGAATAGCAAGTACGTCAGCAACCACAGATATTGTCGGCACTGCAACTACTTTTAGTTATTATGAAAACAGCAATTATTTGCAAATGCCACCAAATGTTATAGGTGTTAATAAAATTTTTACTTTTGATGGCACTAATACTATTACAAATAATATGTTTAGTGTAAAATATCAATTATTTTTAAACGATATCTATTATTGGGGAACTACAGAACTTCTCAGTTATGCAATGGTTAAAACATACTTAGAGGATCTAGATTTTCTTCTTAATACTCAAAAACAAATAAGATTTAACAAAAGACAAGATAGATTATACCTAGACATTGATTGGGGATCAGTAACTGAAAATCAATTTTTTATTATTGATTGCTATTCAACTTTAGATCCAAATGATTATTCAAGAGTTTGGAATGATTCTTTCCTAAAACCTTACTTAACTGCTTTAATTAAAAAACAGTGGGGACAAAATATGATGAAATTTACTGGTGTTAAATTGCCAGGAGGAGTCGAATTGAATGGTAGACAAATGTATGATGATGCACAGAGAGAAATTGATATGTTGATGGAAAAAATGTCTAGTACTTATGAGTTACCCCCATTAGATATGATAGGTTAATAAAAGATGCTTAATCCATTTTTTCAACAAGGATCGAAGTCTGAACAAGGATTGCTTCAGGATTTAATTAATGAACAATTAAGAATGTATGGCGTTGAAGTTTATTATCTTCCTAGAATATATGCCACAAATAGAACGATAATTAAAGAAGTAATTCAATCAAAATTTGAAAATGCATATCCAATAGAAGCTTATGTTGAAACTTATGATGGATATAATGGACTTGGCACTTTAATGTCAAAATTTGGCATTCAAGACTTGGATGATATGAATATCATAATATCAAGAGAACGGTTTGAAAATTATATTACTCCACTTATAAAAGACATTCCAAACGTAGAACTTTCAACTAGACCTAAAGAAGGAGATTTAATTTATTTTCCACTTGGAGATAGACTTTTTGAAATTAAGTATGTCGAACACGAAAAACCATTTTATCAACTTCAAAAAAATTATGTTTACCAATTGACCTGTGAATTGTTTAGGTATGAAGATGAGGTTATCAATACTGAAATTGAAGAAATTGATGATAATATTGTAGATGTTGGTTATATACAATCTTTAACTTTAGTCGGATCTTCTGTTACAGCGACGGCAACTGCACAAATCTTTAACGGTGGTGTTAGAAAAATTACCGTAACAAACAGGGGAGGTGGATACAAATCCACACCAAAAGTTGCAATTTCTTCTGCACCTATTGGTGGATTAACTGCAATTGGTATTGCAACTATGATAGATGGAATTGTGGATTGTGATGGAGTTTCTTCAAACAAAGTTCAAGGGGTTGAAATAATAAATCCAGGATATGGATATACGGTTGCTCCTCTTATTTCTTTCATTGGAGGGGGAGGAAGTGGAGCATCAGCAATTGCAGAAATATCAGATGGTATAGTAGGAATACTTTCTATTACTAATGGAGGATCTGGATATACTATTTCACCCGCTGTCACTATAAGTTCTCCGGGAATAGGAACAACCGCTAGAGCAACTGCATATATAAATTCTTCCGGTATTGTAACCTCAATAAGAATGATTGATTCTGGTGTTGGATACACTAGCATTCCTACAGTAACTATAAGTTCACCACCCATATCTGGAATTGGCACATATAGATATAATGAAATTGTTGCAGGATCTATCAGTGGAGCAACTGCAATAGTAAATTCTTGGGACTCTACGACAAATATTTTAAAAATTTCAAAAGTTACTGGTAAATTTATTCCGGGAGAAAATATAATTGGCTCACTAAGTAATGCAAATAGACAATTAAGGTTTGTTGAAGAGTTTAACACTACAGATCCATATGCACAAAATGATGAAATAGAGATCGAATCAGATCAAATTATAGATTTTAGTGAAAGAAATCCATTTGGATCTCCATAAATATGTCTAACTTAAACATTAATTGTTCTATTTAAAATGTTTGAATATTTTTACCACGAGATATTAAGAAAAACAGTAATTTCTTTCGGAACTCTGTTTAATAGTATTGTTATAAAACATAAAGATAATTCTGGAGCAATTGTCAGTGAGATAAAAGTTCCTTTAGCATATGGACCTACTCAAAAATTTCTTGCAAGACTTGAACAGTCTCCAAATTTAAACAGACCTGTTCAAATGACTCTACCTAGGATGTCATTTGAATTTATAGGATTAAATTATGACGCCCAACGAAAAGTAACTACAACTCAAACTTTTATAACATCCACATCCTCAAATAAAACTCAGGAAAAAAAGGCATATATGCCTGTTCCATATAATATGCAATTTGAACTCAATATAATGACAAAATTAAATGATGATATGCTGCAAATTGTAGAGCAAATTTTGCCGTATTTTCAACCATCATACAATCTATCAGTCAACTTAATAGAGGAGATAGGAGAAAAGAGAGATATTCCAATTATTATTGATAGCATAACAATGAATGATGACTATGAAGGTGATTTTAGTACGAGAAGAGCATTAATATACACATTAAGATTTACAGCAAAAACCTACTTATTTGGTCCAGTTTCTTCCGCATCTAATGATATTATTAAAAAAGTTTCTATTGGTTATATTTCCGCAGAATCTTCTGGCACAGATTCCAAATCAGGAGGAAGGGATCTTGTATATTCAATTTCTCCTGTCGCAACTAAAAATTACACAGGAAATGTTACAACTATAATAACTGAAAATATAGGAACAACTGATACTATAATAACAGTTCAAGATGCATCTTCAATATTAGAGAATACATATATTACTATAGATGAGGAAACTTTATTGGTCACATCAAAAACAAATAATACGTTGACTGTTAGTAGAGGATCCTATGAAACAGTTATTTCTGATCACGTTTCTGGATCTGAAGTTAAATCTATAACTTCAGAGGATAATTCTTTAATTGAGGTGGGTGACGATTTTGGATTTAGTGGCGAGTTTTCATGAAAATGAGTAAAAAATACGACAAATTAAACAAAGAGTTTAATGTTTCAGATGATACAATTGAGGCAGAAGTTTTAGCATTAGAGTCTAAAATAGAAAAGGAAATTAATATTGAAAATGAAATTAGAAAAGATTATGAGTACACTAGAGGAAACTTATATTCATTAATAGAGAAGGGACAAGAGGCAATTAATGGTATTCTTGAGCTTGCTCAAGAAAGTGAAATGCCTCGTGCTTATGAAGTTGCCGGGCAACTCATTAAAAACGTAGCAGATGCTACTGATAAGCTAATGGACTTGCAAAAGAAACTCAAAGATGTTGAAGAAGAAAAAGTTTCTAAAGGACCAACAACAGTTAATAATGCTCTATTTGTGGGTTCTACAGCAGAACTAGCAAAACTTCTGAAGCAACAGACGGAAAATGAAAACATTTAAGCAGTTTCAAGAAGACTGGAGCAATAAATATAAAAAGAGTATTGATTGCTCCAATCCAAAAGGGTTTTCTCAACGTGCTCACTGTGCGGGGAGAAGAAAAAGAGCAAAAGGTGAGCAAACTAAATCAAAACCAGTTGAATGATGCCAAAAATCAAGTCACACAAAACAGTTGAGCAAATTGCGAAGAAGCATCGACTTGATGTATCTTTTATACAAAAGCAACTTGATATGGGTGAGCCCATTGAGCACGAACATACAAAAGATCACGAACTTGCAATGGATATTGCTCTCCAACACCTAGATGAAATTCCAGATTATTATACACGTTTGAAAAAAATGGAAGCAGATGCTAAAAAGCATCATAAAAAATTTAAAGATGTAAGTATAAAAGAAGAAGGTCTTCTTGATTGGTT